GCATTGTCATTTACAACCCATGAGTTTCTACCGTCCCCGAAGTAAACCCAATTAGCCATTACATCTTCTTGTATCTGTAAAGCATCTTTTAATTCACTGTTAACACTAAAAGGAATATCAGCTTCAGCTACACCGCTGTCAAGAAGTTCTTTTTTGTTTTGATAAACATCTACACCTAAATCATAATAAGATTGGAAGTCTTCTCTTGTATTAAAAGTAGGCGCACCATTATTTATAAGTTTCTGTATGCTTTCTTTTTCTTCATCCGTTGTGGCGTTTTCAAGACTTCTAGTTAGGCTTTCAATATAAAAATCATCTGCTTGTGCTTTTGCTCCTTCTATATCTTTAGGAAAGTCTATGACAAAATCTTTTCCTTCGGGACTATCATAAGGCACTCTATACTGGTTGGTATAGTAGTCAGGAACGTCCATGACATTATATCCTATACTACCGCCCATTTCTTCACGATTAGTATAAGCGTCCCCATACATAAACTTTAAAATTTTATCCTGATATTTAAGCCTGTCTCCCATATAAGGGTTGTGACTCACAGGACCATCATCTACGCCTGATACAAAGTCTTCTTTTATTTCTTCCCAACTACGTGTATCACCTGTGGCTTTATTTTCAGGAGCAAAATAACTTGTTTGCTTCTGGTCGGGAAACTTATCATAAAATTCTGACATTCCCGGTCCAGAACTCGCCATTCCTTTGCGTTCTTCGTTATAATAAACCTGTTCTCTTGCTTTTCTTTCTTCTTCTTCTCTTCGTTTTGCCCCACCCAATTCCTCTGGTTTTTTATAATATGGGTCAGGTATAATTTCGTTTTTTTCGTAGTCCCATTGGTCGTTATCTTTAGCCCATCTTATGTTCTCTTGAATCATCCTTTCGTTAATTTCTTTTTCTTCTTGAGCTTTTCTTTTGGCTTCGGCTTGTTCAGCCATGTTTATATCTGATTGTTTTTTTAGACCAACAGGGGCGCGATTAGTACCCGTCTTGTTTCTGTTGGCTTCATATAACGCCTCTAGTTGCGCTTTTTCCTGTTCCCGTATAGCTATTTCTTCAGGAGATAAAAATTCATCATCATACCATTCATATCCTTGCGCGACAAGCGAAAACATACTCATTACTTATTTCTCCCAACACCCTTAGCTTTTTCTACAGTCCGCATAGCACCTAGACCAAGCATACCCATAAGTACTGGCATCATAGTTGACATATCTAAAATAGGGACTTCAATGGTAGAATCGGCAAGAGCAAGCGTAAAATTTGCCATCGGGATAAGAAGGTAGTTACTCGCAAGTCCAAGACAACAAGTCCAACCAACAGCAGGTCTCCAACCCGACACAAATAAGCTCTTATGTGCCGCTTCTGTCTTATTAACTTCAAGTTGCGCTTTCGCAAGCTCCTGCCCGTGCTTTTCAGCCATTGTCGAAAGTTCAAAGGCGATGGCATTCTTCTTGTCTTTATCCTCTATGAATTTGTCAAGTAGTCCTGTTACTGGTCCAATTAGTTTATCTAACATAGCTTACCTCTGTAAGGGACTTGAGTTAAGGTAGTCCATACCCTTCCACAAATCCTCGACTTCTTTAGTTAATGTTTTAAACTTTACTTCTGTATCGCCGATGTCATTAATAATAATTTCTGCTTTAGCTACCGTAGCTTTCATAGCTTCAATATCGTTAGATAGCTTAGAAACGTCTGTATTCAATTCTAAGAGCTTTTCTTGTTGACTTAGTAGTGTCTCTAGGCGTGTACCTAAAGTCGCTAGATTCTCACGTATGGGGCTTATATCAGGTATCTGTTGTGCCTCTACTGCTTCCAGTCTTCCGTATAAACTGCTAGAAGCCCAGATGAATGAACCAATGGTTGTTGCTAGTGAGAACACTACAGCAATGTAGATTCCTTTTAGCTTAACGCCGCCGATTGTTAGTTCTGTATCTGCTAAGCTCATAGTTCAACACACTCCGTTCCGTACATAAAGCAAGAGTAACCTAAGTACGTTGGTCCTGTTTGAAAGAACTCTGACTCGCTACCTGCGGCTAATACATCAGTCTCTGTTACGTATAAGTCTAAACCTATATTGTCATTACCGTTAAGGTATACAGCCGTTAGGTTACGTGTAGTGTTGTAACCCATAGACACCCACTGTGCGTTAGCGTCATAAAAGATGTTAGTCTGTTCCGCTGTAGTGTTAGCATTCTCAACGCCTTGCTCTAGGAATGCTACAGCTTCTTCTGAGTTAGCTACAGCTAGATAAGCACTAGCGTTGTTAGCATGAGTCTCGATGTCATCCACTGACTGATTGTATGTGTCAACAGTCTCTTGTTCAATCTGTAGGACTTCTACGTTGTCTACTACAAATGTCTGCACTTCAGCTTCTTGGTCAGGAGTACTGGCTTCTTCTACTTTCTCAGCTACCTGTATTGCTGTAGACATATTCACAACAGCCTCAGTAAACGTATCAATAGCATCGTCCATAAGCTCTAGTTCTACTACAGCCTTGTTTTCTAATACAGCCTTAACGTCACCGTATGGCTGATAGTTAGTAGCAAAGTTAGTCAAAGCAGTATTGTACGCTTGTACCTGTGCTTCCTGTATGTGTGCTGTAGTAGATAGAGTACCATCAGACAAAGCGTCACCCTGATTGGCGTACTCCATACCTGCGCCCACTAGAAGGATGCCAGTGTTAATCTTATCGACTATGGCAGTGCTTGAGTCTAGTAGTTCGTCATACTCACTTGAGTGAGCTACGGAACTTAGCACTAATAGAGATAATAGTATCTTCTTCATCTGTGTCCTCTCCTCCTATGTTTAATACAGTATTGTACCAATCTTTTGTTTTCTTGTTGTAGTCTGGTATGTAAGTATCTGGTTGGCGTTTCATAACTAACATAGCACGTTTACCTACGACTAGCTTACCGTTGTTCAGTAGGGGACAAGGTGTACCTGATACAAACATTGCCTTCCATACGTCAGTGCTTTGACACATACGTGCTACTGCACTTACCTTCATACCTAAGTCAGCTAGTACCTTAGCGTCCCTACGTCTGTTACATTCAGGGTCAACATCATAAGTACCGCTACTAAACCCTACGCCTACTGTTTGTAATGAACCACCTGTACCCTTAAGGCAGGTGTCCATACCATTACTCATGTAACTAGGAGTGATTGCAGAACCTACTGGTATTTCACTACTGCTTCCTGCTCCGTTGTACGTATTACTTACTGAATCATCCTGTGTATTATTGTTACTGTTGGTAGTCGAGTTAGAACCGTGGTACGTATTCAAACTACCTTCCTGAGCGTTGTCCCCAAGTGCTACCCAAGACAACAGCATTAGTAAGCAAAATAACTTTTTCATTTCTTAGGCAACAACTTCTGTACTGTTTCTGATTCATAGATACGAATACCTAACCAGATAATAGTAAAGATACTAGCAACGGGAGGCAACCAAGCCGCTAGTGACATCACTCCTGTGGATGCCGCGAATACGTCTACAGCTTGTTTTGTTTCTTCCGTTACCATAATATTCTCCTAAGAATTATCGAGGTATTTCGTGTATTACGTTATAAACTATTTCAGTATCACTGTATCGAGTGCCACGGATTACATCCATAATAGTATCATTATCTACTGATGCTAAAACTAATGCTTCAGCCACTGCTATAGCTTCTTCCCTAGTAGCACATTCTTGATGGACTACTTCCTCTAGCCTACCTTCACTGTTTAATTTAGTGTATGCTACAATCATACCTATAACCCCACGCTTGTTAGTCTTGCTGTACTGTCTCTTACTTGTGCGGTATCACCCGAAGCAAGTTCTTTTATTTTTAGTTTAAAAGCCAATGTAGCATCCGTAAACGCAAGTTTAAAAGATACCTTGTTCCTATCAATTCCTGACCTGTATCTTTCAGTAATGTCGTAGCTTTGAATGAGAGTTGTACCTGCACTTTCCCACGCATAGGGATGCCAATAAGCTGTATCGCCTGTAGACATTGCCGCTGTAGAATTAGTAGAGCAAAAGTAAGTTCTATTTGTGGTAGGGTCATATTGAGAAGCTCGAATAGTATGCTCTATTGACCCACCAGTGCTAACCTGTGAAACTCTGCCAAACTGAGTAAATAAATGTGTTTTATCATCTGAAACATAGTACCACTCTTCACTGCTTGTTCTTATGCTATAAGGACCAGAAGTTGATTGCTCTGTAACAGTGCCTAATGTGTGCGTTGTCGCTCCCGAAGGTACGGTAAGCTGTAAGGTTAATCTTATGTCGTTTACTGAGCTAGTATAATTCCAATAAGTAGACCACTCCACATCAACATGACGACTAGTCTCTACAGGTGTTGTAGGATGATAAATAGTAGTGTATTGACCTAAGTCTTGGTCTGATGTATTTAAATACAAGTAGCTTGTCGTGCCACCGAGCCGTACTTCGCTAGATTTGTAATAAGGAGACCAGCCAGTAATAGTGCCATCTACATTAACATTACCTTTAAGGTTTATGGTGTTTTCGCCATCTCCTGAAGTAGTGCCATTACCTATGTTGAATATATTTTTTGCGTTAGATGACTGACTGCCCATGTTAATGGTTGTAGAAAGCCCTGCAAAAAAACCAGTACCATAACCAGTTCCTATATTTACAACCTTAACGTCTGTTGCATTGCCGTTATTACCACCTGTAGCAATATTAGTAGTAACACTGCCTGTTGTACTTATGTCTACGTTAGGTGCTGTGATAGTACCTGTGAACGTAGCACCTGATAAGTTAGCTTTACCTGAAATGTCTTGATGGGTTGTTAGATAATCAGAAGAATCAAAAGCCTTAACCTGCGCTAGGTTAGTTACTTCTGAATCCATTAAAGCACCTGCGGCAGTTACGTTAGTTGTATCCGTTACGTCTGCGCTTGTTTCTATGCCTGATAGCTTTGTTTTTTCTGCATCAGTAAATGCATTAGTATCTGATACAGCTTCATAGGCTGACTTTATCTCTGCTCCTGTTTGGTCAGCAGTAGCATTAGCCTCAATACCATTTAGCTTACTGTGGTCAGCGTCTGTAAAATCATTTGTTGTTAAACCACCATCACCTACAATGTACGTTGTGTTTACACTATTGATGGTAAAGTTAGGATATGTACCAGTTATTGTAGTAGCACCTGTACCTGTCAAGGCTACTGTCTGGTCTGGTGAATCATTGGTAATAGTACCATTACTCGCTATAGAGATACCAGTGCCGCCCGTAAGGACACCAGTAACATTAGCGGCTGTTACGCTTGCATCAGAACCCGCAGGACCTTGCGCTCCTGTAGCTCCTGTTGCACCCGTAGCTCCCGTTGCGCCTGTAGCTCCTGTGTCTCCTCTAGGTATTGTTAAAACACCTGTAGAAGCATTATAGGACGCACTAGAACCTGCCGCGCCTGTAGCGGCTGTAAGCGTGAGTATAGAGTTTGCTGAGGCTTGTGCAAGGACTGCGGAAGCACTAGCGGCATTAGCCTGAGCAGTTACTTCCTGTAGAAAGGAATTGTCCGATGAATCTCCTGAGCCACCTACACCTCTGAATATAGCCATGAAACATTCCTATAGTTAAAAAAAAATAAAAAGAATTGTATAAAAAAGAAAAGGGAAAGGGGCTTCCGAAGAAACCCCTTAAGTACTACTAAGCGTTTACAGCGATGTTGAATGCCGCGTCTGGACGTAGAACAGCAGTGCCGTACAAAGTATCAGCAGTGTAAAGAGAACCTAAGAACTCTTGCTTGTACTGAGTTTGTGAACGAACACCTTGTTGCTCTGCAAGAACCATTGCGTCTTTGTGGAACAACATAGCTTGTTTAACGTCACCACCTGCGCTGTTAGCGGCGGCAGTTTCGATAACAGGACAGTTAGAAGAAACAAAGATGTCGATACCATACAAGTTACCGATTTGACCATTGTTTACAACTTTACCATCTACGAAATCACTAGAAGAGTAACGGTCGATACCCATGATAGCGTTACGGATTGATGGTGGTACTACTAGACAACGATTGTCCATAGGCACGTCAGCATCATCCATTTTTTGAATTAGCTCACGGAAACCTGCATCATTGAATACGTCACCTGCGGCTACAGAGTCTACAGCGTAAGCCTCAAGACCAGTGCTACCTGCGAAGTTGTAAGTACCAGTACCAACGTAATCACCACCGTTGTCACCGAAAGACTTACCTAGAGCAAACAAGTCAGAATCTACTTGTTTAGCTAGAGCATAACCTGCGTCACCAGTGTAGAACTGACGAAGAGAAGCTAGTGCTTGTACGTCTGTGATGTCTTCGATTAGACGTGAGTACTCGAAGTGCTTGTCAATAACTACTTGTACTTCAGACTCAGTAGCGTTCTGAATGGTTACTGCCGCGCCTTCTGCTTTAGCATGAGCATCACCACGAGTAGGCTTAGGAATGTGAAGGGTATCACCTTTCTTTCCTGCCATAGCCATTTTCTTAACGAGAGGTGCTAATACAAGGTTAGATTGATAAGCGGCAACAACTTCGTCACTCCAGATTTCTGGGATAAAAGTTGCCGCGCTAGTGTTATCTACTGCTCCGCCCATTGCGGGATAAGTTGAATCAGTCATTTTAATACTTCCTATATAATAATATTAGTTTCGTACCCTCCCTTCTGCATACGCTTGCATAATCTCATTTGATAGTGCTTGGTATCTGTCGGGGTCAGTACGCATTAGTTTAATAATGTCTGCGCGTCTGTAGATTTTCTTGGCTCTCTGTTCACCACTACCACGGGCATTGCCTGTAGATGCGGATTTAACAGATTGCTTTCGTTGTTGTTTCTCATTAGCGGCAGTTTGAGTGACAACCTGTTGACGTTCTTTCCATAGGGAAAATAGTTCGTCAGCGGCATCTACATCATACTGTTGGTCTGCCTGTGCAAAGAGCCGTGTCCTAATCTTCGAAGCCTTAATCCACTCAACGAACTTAGCGTCCTGCAAGATTCCCTGCATCTCAGGGTGTTTTGTTTGCAGTGTAGCCATAGCCGTTGATTGTCGATACTGGTTGCTGATGTTCTCAGCTTCCTTAATCTTCGGGTGATTATTAATTGCTCTCTCGACTGCCTTGTCGGGGTCAGAGAAAAAATCTACTTCTTCGTCAGCATTTGTTGCTTGTGTTTCAGTGTCGGTGAGTTGTGTCTGAATGTAGTCATCAACAACTTTGCGTAAATCACCCACTTCAGAACTTTGTTTACCTAAGAGTTTTTCAGCCTCTTGATGCATCCGTACTATCTCGGCTGTACTCTTCCCTTGATACTTCTCAGGTATATCTGACTCAGGTTCTTCAAGAGTTGCCTCAGCTTGAGGTTCTTGTTCTAGCGTTGTGTCAATGTCGTTCTCTTCTACGTCTTCTGGACGCTCATCTATTAGTCTTGCCATTATTAAACTCCGTGATTAATATCATTATGGAGGTGTATTAAGTGTAAGGGTTCTATGGTCGAGAGTTAACCTTACGTTATTGTGTTACGATTTGTTAGCGTTCATGTGTGACTCTCTTTGTCTAGCCCACTTCCGTGTTTCCTTCCAAGAGTCTTTACCACGATTAACTTTTACAGGTGTAACAATCTTTCTAGCCTTCAACTCACAATCAGGACAATCAACTTCTTCTACGTCTGAGCCTCTAAGAAACTCGTTGACGTGTCCGTTGTCACATTGAAAGTCGTATAAACGTCTCATTCTTCCGAGTCGTCTTGTTCTTCTTGTTGTTGTTTAGCTGTTTCTATCTGTGACTCTAGGTTCAGCATATTAGCCATGACTACAAGTTGTCCCTTACGAAAGTTAAGGTCTTTGTCGTCTTTACAGGCTTCTACGGAGTTGACCTGTTCTGCACTTCCTTTAAAGTCTTGCATTAAGTTCTTCCAACCATCTGTACGGAACATCTCTTCAAAGGAACGATAGTACTTCTCTAGTTCTACATCAGTCATTTACTGTTTCTCCTTAATGGACAGCTTTAATTAATAATTTAAATAACATACTTAATGTATATTATAGTAATATTATACCATAATTTACTAAGAAAGTCAAGCTATTTCTTAGGCTTTTTCTTAACTGCTGTCTTTTTTTTCTTTGGTGGTCTTCCTACTTTACTACCATATGTGCCTTTACCGTATGGCATAGTTATCTCCCAATTACCATTTAACTTTATCAGCCCAATAAGCCGCAGACATCTTACCCTTAGCAATGTTCTTACCGTGTCTGGACTTGAAG